GTGGTACGGGGGCGTTATCTCAACGCTCAGTGGTGTCAGACAGGCAAACCGGGAGTCTGGGCCGCCTGCGACGCCTACCGTGTCTCCAGGAAGGAATGGAATGAATACGCCTACAAGGAACTGGATGTGACCTACTACGTCAAATTTTGCATTGGCAAGCTAGGTGGGCTTATCTTGCTAGTCTCCTGCCACACCTCAGACCGCTAGGGAGGAAACATGAGCACTCAAATTGAAATTTGCCCCCTTTGCGGCGAAGGGAGCTTGCACGAGGCAGGGCGTAACCGCAAAGTCGAGCATCAAGGCGTCGTTGGCCTTGTATACACCAAAGCATCTGTCTGTGATTCGTGCGGTTGCGCTCAAGCTTCTTCGGCGCAGGTACGAGATAACCAGCGTGCAATGACCGCCTTTCAGAAACAAGCTGAGGGAAGGTTGACAGGACTTGAAATGCGCGAAGTTCGCAAGAAGATTGGCCTTACTCAAGCCCAAGCGTCCTTTATGTTTGGCGGCGGACCTAATTCATTTGCGAAGTACGAAGCCGATGATGTCGCACAATCCGAAGCCATGGATAACTTAGTGAGGATGGCTTTTGAGTTGCCAACTGCTAGAGCCTGGCTCCAGAATAAAGCCTCTGCCAAAATCATGAAGACCACCACTGGACATATTCGGGCGCAGCGAAATTATCATTATCAGGTACAAGCTCTGCACCGCGGCGAGATGACAACTGTATTAACCAATGCGCTGATCGATGTAACAAGAGTCGTCACATTATCTCAAATTGAAAGCAACCCAAAATTTACAGCCGTTACACTACAAGATCATGACGTGATGCTGGTGGCAAATTCGCTTGGTGTATGGAACGAAAAAGACCTAGTGGATAAACAGACTCGTCTATATGGCGAAGAAGAAAATCTCCAATCGCACCTAGTCCCAAAGTACAGCGAGACAGACTATGACCGCCATACCCGACGGTAGGGATACCCCAGAGTTCAAAGACGTCTACGTGACACAAGTCAACGCAGCCATTGCAGACGCCTTTGATCCAACCTCTGTCATAGATTTAGCCGGTTTGGAGTTCCGAACTCTTGTCTTTGTCGAGCGTTCTCAGTCAATCGTTTCAAAGTCTGAAGGTACGGGCCTCTTTAAAGTCTTCTTTAAATTTGGAGCAAAGTGGGCACGATTGCATGATACCGACTCAGAGCCAACCCCTGCAGCTTTAGAAACAAAACTGGGCCCAGAGCAAAACGACGTAATTACCATTGAATGTGGTATAGCAGCCGAGTTTGCGTTAGCTAAACGATACAAGCAAACTGAGTTGGACGACTTCGCCTTGACCAGAGCAGTCGGCTTTGTAGTTCCTTATTGGAGGAATTTCCTAATTGCACAATGCGCCATGATGCGCTTGCAGGGCTTGGCAATTCTTGATGGGAATTTAACTAGCGAAAGCAATAACGGCAATCTTTAAGCTATGAATTTCAGTATAGTTGGTGATGCTGACCCACACGAAGAAGGCTAGCACCACCTCCACCTACGTCATACCTGCACCTTCAAGATTATACGCTAGCGAAAAAACTGGCTTATGGCTAATGCAGGTAAGTTTGTATAGGGCGCATATGGGCACGCTGGAATGGCTGAACCCTACACCCAAGCTGAGTGACGTTGACACCTAGACCAGATTCTGGTCCGTGCACAACGACCCCTTCCCACACATCCGCTGCAGGAGCTGTGATGGGTGGCAATCGCTACAGGATAATACTAGTCCGCCACCAGCCCAGCGAGTGACCTGAATGACCAAAGACTTTGCGCCTCCGCGCTTTCAAACCGACAACTTTCATTGTCCATTCCCTGAATGCGGGACTTATTCACACATGGAGTGGCTTCGGTACGATCCGATAGTGTGGATTGCCAGGTGTGCTCGCTGCCAGCAAAGCTCCATCTGGCGTAAGTATCTCGCAGGAGAGAGCGTCGGCGCGCAAGAAACTGGTGGTGCCCTGTTGTACCCAATCGCGACGGAGGCACCGCCACATCATCCGGACCTTCCTGTGCATATCCAGCCTGACTATGAAGAGGCCCGGCTGATCTGCTCCACCTCTCCCAGAGCTGCAGCAGCACTGTTGAGGTTATCCGTGCAGAAAATTTGCAATCATTTACTTCAGAAACAGGGCGATATCAATAGTCAGATTGGCGAATTGGTCCGACAAGGACTGCCTGCGAAGGTGCAGAGATCACTGGACTCTCTGAGGGTAATCGGAAACGAATCAGTTCATCCTGGAACGATGGATCTCAACGACTCTCCAGAGCTGGCTCTTGCGCTTTTTCGACTCATCAACCTTATAGTCCAAAGCTGCATAACCGACCCTAACGAAGCAGATGAAATCTTCAGATCGTTGCCTCCAGACAAACTAAAGGGTATCGAGGCACGGGATAAAGCAAAACCGGGAGATACATAGGGGCTTCCAGAATAGGGCAGCACGGCGCTTCACCTGCCGCTGTCGAAGTAGTCTCGGTACGGCTGAACAGCAGCATCCCTGGTCAGATTGAGTTTCATCAGCCTCAACCCTCCCACGCCGCCCAGGCCCTGGAATCGGATCCAGACCCTCTTCGTATCGGCGCCGGTGGTGAACTGCAGCGACCAACGAGCTTCGGCCGCAGCTGCCGTGAATCGCATGGACGCCAGGGTGGTGCCTGGGAAGGCATGGCCGGCGCCGTCATCTGCGCCGGTATTGATCTGCACCTGAGGATAGTTCCCTGTGAAGGTGGCGGTTCGGGTACCGCTGACGATGTAGGTAGTGGACGGCTCCACCAGCATCCCCGAATCAGCATCGTTCGAAGTGGTGAAGTTGTCGAAATTGCCTGACACGCCATTGTACTCGACAAACGGGTCACCGCCGTTGAAGCCAGCTTCTGTCTTTCGCGCGTAGCCTGGGTCCGCCGACCACCCAGCAAGGTCAGCCGCGAACTTGTAGTTCTTGATCAGCTGCAGCCCGCGGCGATCCTCTTTGCTGGCAATGACGCCTTGAATCGAGGCCTTGTTGCCCGGCCCCGTGCTCACTGCACTCCCTGCCGTGACCGTCATAGTTCATCGATCTCATAGACCGCGTTCCCAGTCGGTGTCACGCGGAAGCTGCCACGGCCCAGCCACAAGGCCTGGCAGGCGGTTTCTGTGAATGTGAAGGCGGGAACCCAGGTTTCGCCGGATGGCTTCTCGACTATGACCGTGCCGGACTTGACTACAGCGGTTATCACGACCGGTGAATTGGAGAGGCGCCAAGGGAAAACGTTTTGAACGGTGTAAGCAGCCACGGTGGTCACCTTTGGAAAGCAGCGCAGTGAAGCGCAGGATTGTTGGTCAGGTCACGCGATACCCAGGAACAGGGATCGCTCGGCGGCGCGGCGCTTGACCAGGCCCGGCAGCACCTTGCCGCCAGAGTTGACCCAGCGCGAGAACTGCTCGGCGGCGCCAGCGGCATCGCCAGCGTTCAGCTTGCGCAGCAGCGTCGACTTGGTGAAATTGCCCTCCCCGACGTTGTAGGTGAACGACACCAGCGCATCGAACTGGCCTTGGTTGAGCGGCACCCGTACCAGGCGCTCCACGATGCCCTCGAACCGGACCAGGTCGGTCGCCAGCATCTGCTCGGCCTGGGCTTCGGTGATGACCATGTTCCGGGTGACGCCCGATGTACTGCCGTAACCGATCGTCCAGGGAAGGCCGCCGGTGCCGGGGTCCGGGTAGGCCTTGAGTCGCAGCCCCTCGGCGGATTTGATGAGGGCGATGCCCTTCGGTGAGGTCTTCATGTGTTTCTCCAGGCGAAAAAAAGCCCGCGCTGGGCGGGGATACAGGTTTGTATTTGCAGTAATTTTATTCAGGTGATAGACATGTCACTCATCCTTTAGGACTTGGTGAATAAAGTGGAAATGGCCGTCGCACTAATATCGCTCGCAACAGCAATAATCTCTTTAATAAATGCGTGGAAATCAAGAAAAATTGCATCTCAAGCAATGATCGTGATCCAGCAAAACTCTCTGAGGATTAATGAGTTAGAGCAGAAGATAGTAGTATCTCAGAGGAATACCCATGGCGGTGTAAATGTTAGTGGCAATACCGCATATGGAAATGGCGGAGATGGATTCAATATACGTTCTAACTAGCCTAGGCCTCTGAATAGCCATCCGATACGGTAGCAGTGGATGGCTATTCAGGAGTTTGTGCATTAGCAAGTTGCGCCACCAGTTCGGCAATGGTCTGCTGAGCGGTACACAGATCCGCCTTCTTGGCGCTCAGTTTGCCACGCATCTGGATCAAGCTGCTGGCTCAACCGCCGATCGCATCGTTTCCGTGACATAGCGCTCCGGCGGAGATGGCCATTCGGAGGCTGCTGGCCAGCCGATCTGCGATGGAACTCGACCAAGCGCGACGCGGTACTTCTTCCAGGCCTTGAGCGCGGCGGCCTCAACGTCCGTGGCATCGTCCAGGTCGACGGCATCCTGCAGCGGCGCGATGGCGTAGTCGGCAGCAGCGCGCCGGCGGGCGAGCTCCGCCTTGGCGTCAGCCATCATCCTGTCTGCTGCGGCCTGCTCCTTCATCGCCTTGGTGATCAGTTGGCTCCAGTCGATATTGCTCATGCCTCAGGCTCCTGGGCGGGCGAAGCGACAGCTTCAAGTGCGGAAGTGACCTCGGGTAGCGGTTGGGGGAACAGAACCTCACCATCTGGCACGTCCAGCAAAGGCACCGGGAACGCCTGGGCCGGGCTGTAGTTCTGCGGCAATGGCAGCAGTAGGGTCAACTCCAGCTCCCCGCCTACCTTGTCCAATTGGTTGACGAACCACTCGCACTTGATGGCTGAGGCTGGAAGCGTGTCGCCGTCATTCATCCGGGAGAAGTCGAATGCCTCTCCGTTGACGATCAGTGTTGCGCCCACGCGGGAGACTTGAAGCGTATCGTCTCGCCGCTGGGGGGAAAGATTGATCTTCATTATTTCCAGCGACCTCTTGCGATATAGGAAAGGTAAGATGCCGCACCATTCGCAGGTGAAATAACCCTAGCCGCAAAACCGTATGTCTGGGCTTGCCCGTCTGTAGCAGCCCAGCAATAGTACCCACCGCTAGTAATCGCGCTAATTACGATTGATGGAATATTTACGAAAGCAACAGCAAAGGTGAAACCGACAGCAATGGAGTGAAAAACACTCCCCCCCCCAGTATTTGCGGTTTGTGAATTAGGACTGATGCCCCAACATTCCATGGTGCCGTCAGCGTACTTTACATAGCTGCCGTTGGAGTTGGAGCCAGAGTCGACAATGCCACCGACGCCCATCAGTGCGTAGAGCTCGCCATCGTTGGCGTTGAGCTTTGCAAAGGCAGACGGTGCTGGCTCGCCTCTCTTCCCGTTCGCCTGAACGGTGGTGATATCGACAATCTGTCTTGCCATTATTGACCCCTAATTATTCATCTTGGCGAAGAGCGCAGGCAGGTAGAAAGCTGTTGGGTTACTGGTGCCGGAAGTAATGGCCCAAAGTGTTCCGGATGGGAAATCCCACCAGCAATACAACAGCCTGCCTGGCGCGTTGCCCGCCACCATGCTCATGGAGAAGTTGTTCAGCATCATGTATTCATTGGCGGGAAAGTTGAACGGCACGGTGTAATAGTTGAAAAAAGCTGCGCCGCCGCTTGGCACGGACTTTACGAACGTCCAGTTCTGATAGGCACGAGTAAAGAGCGCAGACGGGGTTCCGCTGTCGAAGAGCAACTTACCCGCGCCGTCCCATAGATCCATCCCCCATGTAGCGACACGCGTAGCCATGAACGCTGCTGCGAAGTATCGACCGTTTGGTTGTGCGGTATTTACGTCATAGGCTCGGACGTAGAAGCCCGTCCAAGCGCCGGGCGACCCGATGACGCGCGCAAAGCAGAGACCGGAGATATTGCCGGTGGTGTCCGGTCTCACGAAGATCAGGGGCGGCTCCGTGCTGGTTATGGTGAATGGGAAAGAGGTGGTAGAACCCAGCCCGGACTCCTCGGTAGGCGCATATCGCCCACTGCACATCACGCAAAGTCGCGCGTACTCGGAGTCCAGCGTGACTACGTTGCTGTTGTTGGTGAATTCCAGGCCGTACGCCATTATGCAAACCTTATGACAAGTAGCCTCATGGTCCCCGCAGTGGCCGTCCATGTCCCTGCGGGAAAACCTCGGTTCCAGTTGTAAACGCGCACCACATCGTTGAGCACCTCAGTCTCGAATTGAGTAGCGCCCGAATACGCACCGATAGGGATTACTGTTGCTGTTCCATTGCTCGGCGTGATGCCTGGCACCGAGAAGTCCTGCGAGGCCTTTGGGCTGCTTGGGTTCGTCGGAAAGCTGACCAGCGCCGATAACACCACACGCATCGTGAATGAGGTCGGATCGAGTTGTAGCGCCCCGTCCGGCCCCCATGTCGCCAGTCCAAAGCTCATTCGGTGAGGTCTCCCAATTGCACGCGCTTGACGTTGTTGTTGTCGTAAACCCGCACGGATCGATTGGTGATCACCAGACGCCCGCCGCCGGCGACCATCCCGTTTATTTCAAGCGTGCCGTTCTTGTTCAGGATCCATCCTGACTGCCCCGCGACGTAGTTCGTCGAGCTGATGTAGCTGCCGATCTTGGCATTGGTGATGGTTCCATCCTGGATATAGGCCGCCTGAATGAACGTCTGCCCGCCGGTGATGGCGAAGAACGACTGCGGATCCTTGTTGTTGGTGTTCATCACCAAGAATGTATCGGCGCGCACCACAAACTGGGATCGAGCGCCGCTCGAACCTGCTTCGAGCCCAAGCCCGAAACCCGCTGCGTAGGGTTGGCCGTCCTGAGTAAGCTCCATCCGCACCGACCAGATAGCGGCCAGCTTCCCATTGGTGTTGGCCAACGCACTGCTGGTCTGCTGAACTGCTGCGGTGGCCCCATTGACAGCGGCCTGGGCCGTATCCACGCGCGTTGACAGCGCATTGTCTGCGCTGACCCTGGCGGTCTGCTCGGAGGAAAGCGCCGCATTGGTTTGGCCAATAGACGCATTGATGCTGTCGATGCGCTGGGCGACGGCGTTCGTTGCATTGACTGTCACCGACTGCACGGTGACGGTACCCGCGTAGACGGTGTCCTCGCCGACGTTCCATCCATCATCCCCGGTCAGGTCTGGTGTGATCTGCGCCGTCAGGCCGTCCACCCTTTGCGCGGTCGCCGTCAAGTCTGAACCCTGCTTGTCCACAGTGCTTTTCAGGCTGCTGATCCCGTTGGCGTTTGCCGCAAGACCTGTGGCCGGATCATTGATGGCAGACTCAACGCCGGACAGCTGCTCCGCGTTCGCTGTGGTTTTGTCATCGACCGTGCTGATGTCCGCGGTGTTTTTCTGCACCTGCGCAGCGAGGCCGTTGGCCGCTTGCACGACCTGGCCCGTGTCCAGCCAATAGTTGCCGTTGGGCGGAGCATTGGCCTCACCCGCCGGCACTGCAACCTTTGCCGTGTACAGACGCTGTCCTTGGCGTATGGTCTCACCCGCTGCATAGGCCTTCGACGGTTCGTACTCCAGAGCATCTACCAAGTCGCCGATATCGGCTTTCAGCTCGTCCAGACGATCGTTTACCGATCCCGGACCCGAGCCGTCGATCAAGTCGATCCGGTCAAGCAGGTGCTCGCCGAGCTGTGTTTCCGTGAGGCGGCCTGTCAAAGCCTCGAGGTAGGCGCCCACATCGTTGGAGGTGGCCGCAGCCACGTACAGGAACGCGCTCTTGCCATAGGCGTTCACCGAGCGCACGAAATAGTAGTAGTTCGTGTAGAAGGCCAGGCCGGTGTGCGTGAAGGTCAGGCCCTGCCCCAGGTACTGGGCGTCCGATGCTTGTGCCTTGGGGTTGGTGCTGAAGAAGTACTCATAGAAGCCGCCATTCAGCCCGCGCAGGGTGTTGCTCGGGATCAGGGTGATCGAATCAATCGAGGCCTGCACGACGCAGGCTTCCGGCATAGGCGGGCCGTCGATCGATACCGTGATGGATGCCTCGCCCGAGCGCGCCATGGGCCCGATCGCGGCAACACTCATGGTGTAGCTGCCCGATCCCAACCCACTGATGTTGCATTGGCTGCTGGTCGCCGGGATGGTGTGGGCCTGCACAACGGCGCCGCCCTGGCGCACGGTGACCACGAAGGCCGAGACGATACCGGCCGGCTGGTTCCACGACAGCACGCCCTGCACCACCTCTGCGGAGGTATCTGGCGTCCAGGCAAGGCCGGTGGGCGAGCCCAGGCCACCCGACGGCAGGCTGATGAAGCCCAGAGGGTTGTAGGGCTGGCCCACGGCGTCATCGAAGATTGCCTGCTCATACTGAGCCAGAGAAACCGTACAGCCTTCCTTGGCGCCCATGGCCCAGTTGGTGACGATGAACTCGCCCAAAATGTTCAACAATGGCAGGTTCACGCGTACCACGCGGCCCGGACGGCAGTTATACCCGGCAAAGTTCATCGGGATGCTAATCGCGCCGCCCGCGCGCCGCCGGCGCAACTCGATGTTGGCCAGGCGTTGCGGCTGATAGGCGTCCGTCACATAGGGATAGCTCAACGTCTCCGCCGCTTCGCCACCGTCCTCGGCCAGCCACTGGCTGACCACCACCTCGGGATAGTCCGTCTCGGCCCATGCCTGGGTGGTATCAATGAAGGTACCGCGCACCGTGTTGATGGCCGCATCGTTGGTCGATTCGGTACCGCCCTTGATGACACCGATGACCATGTCTTCAATGATCTCGAAGTCATAGGGGCCATAGTAGGCACCGGCCTGCAGCATCCAGCGACCACCCACCCGGATAAGCTTGCCTGCGCACGACGCCTCCAGCTTCTGGATGACCTGCGTGCGCTGCTCATCGGCGGCGATCACGCAAGCCGTGGTGTAACGCTGGCTGCTGGTGCCGTCTGCGTTCGTCACCAGCTCGTCGCACACGTTGGCCGCGCTGGCGAAGGTGGGAAACACGATCTCGTCGTCAGGCACGCCGCACCGGGTGCGCAGATACCAGAGGATGTGCAGCGCCGTGTTCTGGGTGTAGCCGGAGGCGCCGGTGCGCGGATCGTAAATGTCGTCGCGCCCTCGCACCACAAACCGCACGTCCGGAATGCCTGAGGGGAATTTCTCGGCGTTGTAACGCAGCGAGAGGCGCACATAGGACAGGCCCCGGCCGATCTGCGTGTCTTTCCAGTCAGGGCAGTTCGCCTTTAGAAAGGCGTTGACCGTGGTCGGGTTGACCACCAGCTCGTACGTGGCATCGTCGCCAAACTTGCTGATCGATTCTTGCCCCAGAAAAATGTCTTCCAGCCTGCTGACGGGGCCTTCGCTCAGGACATAAACCAGGTGCACCCACTCCCCTGCCAGTTGAACGCCGCTCTGCTCCTGAGCCCAGACAAGCACGCCACCGGTGCTGACGCGACCCAGGATGAAACGGATCGGCGCCTTTGACGACCGAACCGTCTGAGCGGACGGCTCACTGGCACGCGTTGACGAACTGTTGGTAAGCGCCTCCTGCTGGGAAGCGGCATAGAACGCCAGACCGGCGCCGACGACCGCGCCGACCGGACCGCCCTGGACGAAGCCGACGACAGCGCCCACGGCGACCTGAGCAATTTTCCTGACTCCGCCGCTCATTCAACTCTCCACACTGTTGTCGGCTCACACACCACCCGAGCGGCGCCGTCATTGGTCGCTGCCCAGAATTCGCCCGCCCAGAACACTGCGATGGCCTTACCCTGCGGTCCTTCGTACATGGCGACGTCTCCGCGCTGGACGAATGCCGGCGGCACTCGGGCGAAACATGCGTCCCACGCCGCCTCGAGGCTGCCATGGTTCTTCTTCAGCGCGCGCTTGGCACCTGCCTCGGTGCGGTACTTGCCGCGGTACAGCTCAGCAGGATCAACCCCGCACACAGCCACTGTGCAGTCAGCAGCGAACAGGCAGCAGTCAAATTCGCCCCATGAAAAAGGCCGCTCTAGGGCGGCCTTGATGACGTCGTGCAGACGCGTGGTCCAATCTCGATTTCGCATAGGGTCACTTTTCGTAGGTGAACGCCGGAGCATCCTTGCCAGCGCCCCAATACAGGGGCCATTCGGCCATCTGTGCGACGGCGTAGAAGAAGCGATCGCCGTCGTGGCGGGCCTGGTGGTTTTCATCCGTCCAGCGCTCGGTGCCCGTGCGGTTCCACTCCGCCATTCGGTCGATCACCGGGACGATGATGCTGTTGCCGTTGCTGCCGTTTCCGCCGAACTGAAACTCGGCGGCGTCCATGCGGCCGGAGAACAGAATGTCGGCCGCGTAGTTGCCGGCCTCGTCGAATGCGACAAACATGAGCTTGCCAGGCCTGCCGCGACAGCCCCGGATGTTCGTCTCGCGAAGGATGTAGGCGTCCAGGCCTGACAGCTTCAGATCAACAGACATGGGCGACCCAGAGTTATCGCTTTCCTGCGACTGCCCAATCTCCCCGAACTGACCGACGCCCTCATAGGTGATGCCTTCGATGACGATCTGTCCGGTGCCCGTGTGTGCGTACACCATGCCGTCGATGAAATCCAACTGGCAGGCATAGACCACCATGAAGCGACCGGTGGACAGGATGTCGATCACGCCTTGGCTGAAGGGAAACGAAGTAGCCATCAGAAGGCCTCCCGGAATTGCAGGGTGCAGTTGGATACCACCGGCTGAATGGCTACCTCGTGGGTATCCACGACGCGGCGCATTTCCGAGTACGGGTTGCGGTACTCCACCGCGGTACCTGCCTTGAGCGAACGACGGATACGCTTGTTCAGCATCACCGTGACCCTGCCCTGGGCATTCGCGAAGGCGTCCTGCACAACTTCGAACATCTCGCCTTCGATCGTCAGGTAGTCGCCTAGGGAAAAAACCCTGGCGTTTGGAGTGACGCCGCCGATGATCATGGTAGTGGCCTGGGCCACTCCAGAGACCACCACCGCCGCACCCACGTCATCGTCACGGGTGCGCGTGAGCGCGGGAATCTTTACCGTGCCGAACATCCCGTGCAGTCGACCGATCAACGCCGTCAGCTGCCGCTCATCCTCTTCAAACAGCACGCCGAAGGTCAGCGTGCACATCCAGTAGGCGCCAGGGTAGCCAACGATCTGCTGCGCGTTGGAGAGTGTCGAGGTGAACGCCTGGTTGTTGTACGTCATGCCCCACGAGGTTTCGGTCGGTTCCAGCGATTCAGGCCACTCAAGCGCCATGGGTACTCCTAAAGCCGGTCACCGGCGATTGATCAGTTGTCGGGCTGCCCCGTTTCTTTTGAGGTCGCCGAGCACCATCTGGTAGCCGGCCTGTGCGCCTTCCTGCGCCGCCTGCTTGAGCTCCGCCCTGGACACCGCATCACCGCCGCCACCGAAGTGAAAATGCTGAGTCACGCCCGCCAGGGTACTGGCGGCCTTCGAGCTTGAGTCGGTATCGCCGCCGCCCAAAGCACGTACGCCCAATGAGCCGTCCGCGCCACGCGTCAGCGGCATGATCGCTTCCGGCCCAGCTTCGCCAAAAACGCCTGCGCCCTTGGCAAAAGCGAAAACCTGCGGGCTGTCATAGACACCACCGGAAAAGGAGGACAGGCTGGGAGAGTCGTAAACGCCGCCCTTGGCATTCGCGACAACTTCGCTGAATCCGGTCATGGTTCCCTGTCCGAGAGCTGCACTACCGCCGGACAGAAAGCTAAAGGCGGAACTAGCGAGCCCGACCAGGGCCTGCTTGGCCTGGATTCGGATCAAGTCCTCAATAACGGAGTCGGCCAGGCTTTTGAACGACAGCTTGCCGGTTTTGGCGAACTGCACGATGGCGTCTTCGGTGCTGCTGAGCGCATTGGAGAACATCGATTCGGTCTGGCCAGCAACATCTGCAGCGCTGTCGCGATAGTTTTGCCACGCGCGGGTCGCGCCATTGCTCCAGTCGCTTTGCGCCTGGTCGATCTTCTGCCAGCCTTCCTGCATGACCTGCACTTGCCGGGTGCCGTATTCCTCGGTCAGCTCGATCTGTTTCTGCAAGTCCTGCCGTTGCTTTTCGGTGGTAGCCGTGGCCAGGTCGGTGCGTAGCGCAAGGATCTTGTCGTTGGTCTGCCGCTCCAGGTCGAGGCGCGCTTGAGCACGCTCCGAGTCCTTGTCGCCCATGCCCACGGCCGATGCCATGGCGTCGTAAGAAGCCCGCGCGTTGTTCAGCTGCTTTTCCAGATCCGCCTGATACTGCATGGCCTGTGACAGGCCGGTCGCCGACGCGACTGTGGTGTCGTACTGATCCTTCAGCCAGCCAAGGCCCTTGGCGTATTCATCAACCGAAATTTTGTTGCTCTGGAACAGCAGGTCGAGCTCTTCGGTTTTCTTCTTGAGCTCATCAGCCGCAGCGCCTACCGGGTCGAAGGTCTTTTTCAAGGCATCGAACGATGTCTGGGCCGTCTTGACCTGCTGTTCCAGCGCGCTGTTGGCGGCCTTGCGGGCCCTTTCTGCTTCGGACTCCCCCTTGGTGGCGGCCTTGTCGGCCTCCTTGAGCTTATCAATCGCCTTCGCTCGCTCGCGGATCTTGGCGGCCAACTCACTTTCGGACTTGATCTTGTTCTCGATGATGAACCGATCGGCCTGCTCCAGAGCGGTCTTGTCCTGCAGCGTGTGCTGCTGTTTCTCAAGTTGCTGAAGGAACGTGTTGCCCGCATTAATCGCGGCAGCGTCATCACCGCTTCCCCCGGTAACCGGCTTGGAGGCTTCGACCTTCAACGCTTTGATGCGCTCCTCAGCGATCCTGGCGGTCTGGTCAATGTTGGAGAACTGCTCAGCCTGTTTCTTCCATCCGTCGATTGTCTTCGGATCAACACCGCTGGCTGCGGCTTTTTCCAGAATTGGAATAATCGACTGCCCGGTCTTCCGCGCCTCCTCCATCTCGTGAGTAAGGGTGCGGTAGGCAGCTGTACCGGCTTCGCTCGATCGTGGGCCGACCAGCGCCGTCTTCATCATGTTTTGCAGCGATGAGAACTCTTCGCCGGCCTGCTTGGCCGCCTGCGTTTGCTCTTCGCCCCACCGAACCATCGCCCCTGCACGCTGCTCGGCAGTCATCTGCCTGAACTTCCCGATGAGCTGGTCGAGGGGTTCCTTCAGGTCATCAAGGCTTTTCGCGGCGTCCTTGGCATTGCTGCCCATGGTGAGGAACGCTATGCCGGCGCCGACGGCCAGTGCTGCGACACCAGCCGGGCCACCCAACAGGGCGAGTACGCCGGTAGAGGCCGTTTTAAGCGTGGTCTGAGCAGCGGCGAGTTGGGCAGTCGCGGCCCGCTCCGCCATCCGGGCCTCGGCCAGCTGGATCGACATCTGCGTCTGAACTGCCGTTCCGCGTGCTGCGATGGCTTCTTTCTCCGCCCGCAACACGGCTGATTGCGCCGCGATCTGGTTGGCAGTGGCCACGCGCTCTGCGCTAGCGGCCTGGGCAATGTTTGCCGAAAAAGACTTTGCACTCGCCGCGGTGCTCGCAGCCAGGTTCGACAAGTAGCCGACAAATGCAGCCGTTACCTTGCCCCCCAGGATCGCCACCAGAATATTCAGGTTGTCGGCAAGGAAGCCGATGCCAGCGCCCAAGCCTTCGGTGACGCCATTCTTCGACATCGCGTTGAGGCGCTGGGTAACGCTTTCGATACCAGGCAGCATTCCAGCCACCAACTGGTGCGAAGCACCCGCAAACGATGCCTCCAGCGTCTTTATGGACTGGTTGACCTCAACCAGCCGAGCCACCTGGATGCTCGAAAGAATGTTGCCGGCCGACTCCGCTTGATCGCCAAGCTGCTTGAAACCTGCGCCGTTGTTCCTGAGCAGTGGAATCAGCGCTGTAGCCTCATCCGCCATGGCCTCCATGTAGGTGGTCATCTGCTGCTGGTTAAGCCCCGCCTTTTCCAGCGAGTTGTAGTAGAGCTGCAGGGCCTGAGGCCCGGACAGGCTGGCGAACATCTGAGCGGTGACGCCCACCCGAGGCGCGATCTCCTTGAAGAAGTCCGCCATCTCGCCACCGCCGCGCGAGATGAACTCCCCGGCGCGGTCGGTGGTGTCCTTGTAGATATCGGCCAGCTTTTCCTGCTCGACACCCACGGTTCGGGCGCCGGCGGCCATGCGCTGGAACTCGGTGGTGGAGGTGTTCGACAACGTGGAGAGGTTGCGCACTTCCTGCGCATACTCGGTCGTCTTGGTGGTGATCGCCACCAGCCCCGCGATCGCAGCCGTTGCGGCCAAGCCCATGCCCGTGAATGCCGCGCTGATCGAGCGCTGTAGCACGCTGGCATTGGCACCGGTGCGGTCGAAGGCTTTATCGACCACACCCAGGCTGTTATCGATTTGGCCGGACGTTTTGGCCACGGCCGTTTCGCCCCGCGCCAGCTCTTGGCGCAACTGAGCGGTGGTGGCCTCGATGCGTACGAGCATCCCCTGGACGTCGGAATCAGCCATGCGGGGCCCCTAATGATGGTTCACAGATCTACTGCGCAGCCTTGCGCCCGGTCAGTGCCTGGCGCAGTTTTTCAGCCACGGTGGTGGGTTTGGGTTTTTCTGCCGATCGGCCACTGCCAAATGGGTTTGTCATCCGCGCCCATTCGATCTTGGCGTCCATGGCAATGAAGAGTTCGGGGAGAGGTGTTCGCCAGGCAATGTCCGGCGCCCAGCCTAGCCAGCCGGTGGCCACCGCAAAGAGGCGGTCCACATAGCTGCCATCTTCGACGGCGCTTACGCCTTCCCCGCTTCGACGTTTCCCGGCGTTTCGCCGCGGGGGTTATACAGCGCGCCGAGGTAACCGGTTAGCTGCACGGCGATGCCGGAAACACCAGCCAGCCAGACCTTTTCGGGCATTTCGCGGGAGGCATCGGCGCTGAGCCCGGCGCCGGCGGCGATGATCAGCGCCACACCGTCAACGCTCAGCACACGCAGGGATTCCGCAGCGCCGCGCAGGCCACCAAAGTGCGCTTCGATCTTGCGCACCGCCGCCAGGGTAATGGTCAAGTCGAAGGATTCGTCACCGACCTGCACCGAGGTCGCGCCGTGTAGGGTTTTGCTCATGGATCAATTCCTTGGGAAGCGGGGCCGAAGCCCCGGCAATCAGGCGGCAGGGCCGGCGATCACTTCGATGATGTCGGAGTTGATGCCCATGGTGATGTTGCGGCGGACGACGTTGTCGGCAGCGCCGGGTGCCACGGTGTTGTTCATCACCTTCACCCGGAAATAGAAGGTGGTCGGCAGCACTACCGGGTTGGCCGTCGGGCCGCCATCGTTCAGCGTGACCTTGATGTTGTAGTCACCCTTGGTACGGTCCTTGTGCGCGACCTTCACGGCTTTCTGGCCCAGGTCGCCGTTGTCCAGGCCGACCGTCAACGTCAGGTCGCCCGCATCGGCGGTGCCCTTGTACTTGCGCACGCGGCCATCCTTGAGCGACGTGAAATTCACGCTGCTGAAGGTGTCGCCGAACTCGCCCAGATCCTCGATTTCGCCCACGTCGACGTAGACGTCCTTTTTGTAATCGGCTTCGGTGTTGGCACCGGTCTTGGTGCCGATGCCGAGGCGGCACCCGGCGGCGGTGTTCAGATTGTCGGCCATGGAAATTCCTCCAAAAGGCACATTGGATAAAGCCGCGAGGCGGCCGATGTTGAATCAGTGAGTGGTGATGACGCGCACCGTGATAGCGCCCATGTAGGTGACACCGTCGGCATCGCGCTGCGCATCCGCACGCTCGACCCGGACAGACACCGCCCGGCCCTCTTCCAGCGGCAAACGGCGCTCATCCAATGCGGCTGTGACTTCGGCGTTGATGCGCTTCACCTCGGCTTGCCCGTGGGCATCTGACCAGACGGTGAGATAGATCAGGCGCATCTGCCGCTTGCGGCCGGCGATAGGGCTGATGTTGGTCGAGATTTCGCGGTCGATGGAGAGGTACGGCATCGGCGTGTCGAGTGGCGCGCCATCGTAGATGGGGCATGTCACTTCGGCCTCCAGCCGCGCGACCAGCGCCACCTGAAGAGCCACGGATGGATCAGCCATCGCTCACCCCCTGGCTGGCCTTCTTCAGCGTTCGGTTCACAGCAGCGCGAATGTCTGCCAGCACTACCTCCCGGTTCACGTCCAGGGCAGGCCGTAACCATGGGTGTGCCGGCAGCGCGGGAATGTCGGGATACTTGCCGAAGAAATGCGCACCATCGGACTTGTTCTTGACCGAGCGGTTGCGGTTGCCCGCGCGCTTCTTGCCGTCGTACCCCTTGGTTCCATACTCCAGAAACCGCAGGTAGAAGAATCGACGGTTGTCCTTTTTGCCCCGAATGCCAATCTGCGCATCCAGCCCGCTCTTGGACACGAACGCCTGCAGGGCGCCGGCCGCTTCACCGGTGTCACGCGGCACGGTCGCCTGCATGGTGGCCAGGATTTTGTTGGCGGCCTCCTGCATGGCCGGGCGCAGTTCGTTGTCCATCGTCTGATGGATATTGCGTAGCGTCCGGCGCAGCTTGAAGTCGCCGGACATGCGGGACCGGCGCGCCACGGCTTACTCCTTGCTCTTGGCGGGCTTGGCGGGGGCGCCCGCGTCGTCATCGACTTTTGCCACCAGGCCGCGGTCGATCAGCGACTGGGCGGTGGTGGCGTCGGTGACAAACTCGTCGCCGGCGGCGCGATCGCCTACGGTACCGGACAGATCGGCCAGTGCTCGAACTTTCATGGGAATATCCTCAAGGGTTGGGAACGTTGGTGCAGAGCAGCCGGAGCATCGAAAGCTCGTTGTCCGGCAGCGCTGCCACGATCAGATAGGTGACGCCCCTGTTCTCCAGGCGGCAGCCGGCGACCAGATCGGCGCGGGGCCTGACTCGCACTTCTGCGGTTACGATGGCAGACAGCTGTTCAGCCACCGCTTCGATGCGGCCGGTGGGCAACGTGAACTCGGCCCACAGCTGGCCAGAATCGACCCAGGTGTCATCAAAGCCACCGGTTCGATTCTTGACCCGCACAGGTTTGTAGAGGGTGGGACGGTGTCGAAGGGGCCCGGCTCGCATCAGAATTTCTTCCTGTACCAGAGCAATCGATCAACGGCCAGCGGGACCTCCGAGGAGATTGTGCCGATGACCACCGCTTCACGGTTGGCGTACCAGTGGCCTACCAACAGCAGGACCGCCTGCTGAACATCCTTGGTCAGCGCCATCTGGTCCGGAAGCACGGGGACGCCCTCGACCAGCACACGGTCGCAGTGCTGTTCGACGTGAGCCAGCGCGGCCGCCATATAGCCTTCGATCAGCTGATCCTCTTCGACCCCGTCGACGCGCAGGTGCGTCTTGACCAGGGCGAGCGCGATCATTACGACGCCTCTTTCTTAGCCTTATCCTCGGCTTCTTTCTTGGCCTTTTCCTCGGCCTCGAGGCGGTCGGCCTCTTCCTGTGCCGCCTGCTCTTTCAACCGCTCCTGCTCAGCTTTTTCAGCTGCCGCTTTGTCCGCTGCAGCCTTTTCTGCTGCCGCTTTCTTTTCGGCTGCCGTGGCCGGCTTGGTTTCCTTCGGTGCAGCACCGTCGGTAACCTGAACGGCCAGGCCCTTGCCGATCAAGCCATAGGCATACTCGTCATCAACATCTTCGAGAACTTCGCCAGCGTGGATCCGCGCCAAAGCCACACCCAACTTGACCGGGTCACCCTCAAAGCCCCACAGGGTTCGAATTTTCATGCATCACCTCAACAAAAAGGGGCCCGCAGGCCCCCAGCGACTGGAAGGGTTACTTGGCAGCCGCGAAGCGGCCTTTGACGAAAGCGTATGGACGGCGAACCGCCAGGCCCAGGCGCTCTTCCACCAGCAGCACGCGCTGGTTCTTCACGAAGTCGTCATTGATCCAACCCACCTTCACGGTGAAGGCCATGCGGTCGTACAGGCGGGCGCCCTGGGCAAACGAGCCAACCACGAATTCACCGCCGGTGGCCGCTACACCGCCAGCAGCAGGCACGCCTTCGTCCATGCTGTCGGACACCACGACCGGACGGCCCCACAGCACAGGAGTGACCATGCCCTGCAGGTTGGCGAACAGGTAGCGGCTGTCTGCATCCTTGAGCAGCTCGATGTTCATCCAGTCCAGGTCGGTCATGACGATCGCGTCAGCGCCGCGCTTGGACTGCTTGCGGACCTGGTAGATCGCACGACGCACAGTATCGATCGCCGTATCGCCAGCCTGGCCCAGGGCAGCGTTGAAAGCGCTGGCCTGGGTCATGATGCCGTTCAGGTTGTTGCCCTGACCGTCGCCTTTGAGGATCTGCCCTTCTTCCTTGAGCTTCAGGTCGTAGCGCAGCAGTTCCTGGATGTAACTGTACAGCTGAGGGATGTCGTCGAGCGCTTCGTCGGTGACAGGCATCCACACGGCGATCTTGCGCACGTTGTCGGTTTTCTGCTCGAACGTGACGTCGCTAGACGGCTTGGCCGCGCCTTCGGCAACCATGCCAGCACCGCGGGTATGCAGCTTCTCGAGGAAGTAGCTGTAGCTCTGGCCATCCACCGGTGTGGTGGGGATCAGGTCGCGGATCACCAGATCCTGGCGCGGCCGATCCTGGATGACAGGATCCCACTGCGTGGGCACCAGGCCCGCGCTGGTCAGCTTGGTTTCAGACATGGAAGCCATGTCGGACTTGGTGATTTCGATCTCGGCCTGGTTCTGGTTCTTCTGCTGCAGTGCCTTGTAGGCGTCGTTGCCCTTGACCAGATCGATGAAGCTTTTCTTCTCCCCGCCATGGTTGCGCAGCTGAATGCCCTTTTCCTCGAGCTTCTGCACTTGCTCGATGACGCGCTCCAGCTCGCCTTTCTGGGTTTCGATCTTGGACTTCATTTCCAGCGTCACGGAGTTGCCTTTCTGCAGCTCTTCGGTGACGTGGTCGTACTTTTGCTGCAGGCCCTGGAAGCCTTCTTTCAGTTGCTTGTCCAGGGAGTCGCGCAGCTCTTTCACTTCGCTCATTGTGATGCTCCGAAATGTTGAGTGAACAGGGTTGAAATGTCTTTCAGCTCATCCACGATCACCGTGGCCGCTGCGCCACCATCACGGTGCACAGCGGAGTAGCCGAGCGAAGCGACAGCTGCCGCTTCCTTTTGCGAAAGGCCCATGCGGTCGCGCAGTGCCTTCTCAAAAAGTCTGATGTCCGATTTGACGTCGGTAACGGTGGCTTCCGGGTTCATGCCGAAAGGCACCAGCGAGGCTTCCCACAACTCAGCCTGCTTGATGATCCTGATGCTGCGGCCCTCGCGCTCTTCGTACGCGGCCAGTAGCGTGTTGAAGCCGATGGACATGCTGTCCAGCGTGCCTTCCTTCATCAGCTCATACGCATCGCGCGCATAGCTCACAGCCAGGTTGACCTTGCCCTTGATGTAGAGGCCGTGGGCATCCTGGGTGAAGTCCGCAGAGCCGATGAGCCGGGTCAGATCATGAAACAGCGCCAGCTTCAGACGGCCCGCGCGGGTGGTTTTCACCTTCGTGAAGGCGCCCGGCAAAATGACGTCGTCACCCAGGTCAACGTTGTTGAACACCGCGGCATAGCCCTCGAAGTTGCCAGCGTCGTCGACGGCCTTGACCTCGAAGGGAAACTCAATTTTTGTCAGCATTGCCTTGCGTCTCCCACCGGGTGACCCGGTTGTATTCTTCGCCTACCAGCGGCGGCAGGTTTTCCTTTTCGCGAACTTCGTTGGTGCTCATCCAGCCAGAGCCCCCCGAGCCACCCAGCGCCGACCCGTAGTACGAAGCGCGCGCGGAACTGTCGGCCCGCAGCAAACCCTCGACGACAAACTCGACGAACCGATCCGTATCTGCGTAGAGCTTGTCGTTGAGCTCGTCTTCGATGGCGTCGAGGTAGGGTTTCACGCCGAACGTCACGAACCCGCTGGTTTGCTGCTCCAGGTTGGAGCCCATGATCGAGGTCTTGCTGGCACGGTTGGCCAGGTACAGCGGAACGCCCCAGACGCCGGCCAAGGCCTCTTCCTGGAACTGCTGGGACTCAATGAACTGACTGTCTTTCTGGGTCAGGCCAGCGGGCACGATCTTCGGCCCACCCTGGAGGATGGCCATCTTGCCGAGGTCTTCGGTGTCGGCCTTGCGCACGTCGGGAAACTTGGCCATCACCTGAGCCTGCTGCTCAGCGGTGAGGAAGTTGTCGTAGATGACGTAGCCGCCGGTGAACCCACCCTTGCGCATGAACCGCGCCGACCAGTCGTGTGCCGCTTTGGCCAGGCCGATGGTCTCCGCCTGGTGCTCCACCGGCGACATGCCGTTGATGCCGTCGGTGCTGAACAGCTTGAAGTGGAGCATGTTCTCCGGAGATACCGGAACACGATTGCCATCAAGGTTGACGTAATAGATCAACCGAGATTCGAGCGTGTCGACGGTGACGTTGTCCGGCGATACCAAGGTAAAACCGATTGGGTCACCTGATCCATTGCGCTCGATGATTGCGTACGCGTTGCCGCGCAGCGCCATGTTCACCACCACGGCCTTGAGAAAATTCAGCCGCGTCATGTACGGGTTCGGCTTGCGCAAGATCCGACTGGCGCGGTCTTTCGCTTTCACTATCTGCCGCTGGCCGTCCTTGTCGTCGTAGAGCTTGAGCGGCAGTCCGGACACCGTTTCGCTGAGGATCTTCACGCAGGCCCAGACGATGCTGATGTTCATCGCCTTCGTCGGAGTGATGCGCACGCCGGCTTTGGTCGCCTTGCCGCCGACGGTCATGTCGACTTCGACGTGGTCGCCGGTTTTCGGATCCTCATAGCCGAACATCCGCCAGGACAGCGGGTTGTACCAATGAGATGCCATAGTCAGCCTACAAGGTCGAAGAAACCGTTTTTCAAGTAGTCATCCATCCCGCCTTTGCTTTCGGGGTTGAGTGACATAAGGGATACCGCGTTGAAGGTCGCCATGAGCGGGTCGATCTTGGCCGAGCCCGATGCCTGCTTGGTGATCAGGATCGAGTTGCCGCGCGGCTCAACGCGGGCGTTGCCGCAGCACCAGGCCATCATCGGTTGCCCGCCATGGATCAGGCCGCCCTCGGCCAACTTGCGCTCGGTCGTCTTGATCGCGCCACCCAGCTTCCAGCCCTGCGAAATGCCGATGATCTTGTCTTGGGGCACACCCGCCGCGACCAGGGCGTCGAGCACACCGCCGATACCGGCCGGGTCGACACCGACTTGGTCCAGCAGGCCAGCCTTCTCAACGCGCGCGGCCAGATCAGCGACCTCTTCCAGGTCATCGCCGATCAGCTCGACCATGGTCAGGTGGTTTTCCTTGGCGAAGTCATGGAGCCGCGGCGCCTCGGCCTTGCGGCGTTCCAGCACCGAGGGGTGGGCCCAGGCGTGGGTCCAGAGCAGCCATTGCCGTGTGGCCTTGTCGCGACCAATCGCCGCGAAGCCCAGCAGGTCGTCCAGACCGCCGCCATCGATGCCGATATCGATCACTTCGCAGCGCTCGATCAGGTCATCCAGCGTCAGACCGGGCGCCTTCGCCTGGACCTCCCAGAACTCGGCGCCAGCCCAGCGATCGGAGCGCAGCGCCAGACCGATCTCGACGTTCAAGTGCTTGGCGAGGAAGCCGCGAAACGACTCTTCTCCGTCGATCTGCGCCTGTGCAAACCCGCGCTCAATGAATGGCTCGTCCACCGACAGCCCCAGGTTGGGGTTGGTGATGTACGCGTTCTTCACATCGCGGTGAGCGCCGACGTCGATCATGTGTTTCGGGAATTCGTAGAGCACTGGCAGAAACGACTTGTCGACGATGCCGCCGTCTCGCACCTGGCGGGCATATAGCAGCTTCTGCCGGAAGACGCCTGCAGGTGGCTCATCGGACTGGGTCGTTGCCCAGATGATGAAACCCTCAGGCCTCGAGGCCAGCCCACCGGTAGCCTCGCGCAACATGGCCTCGGCATTGGCTCGCTTGCCGAAGACCCAGAGTTCGTCAATGAACACGCCAATGGCTTTCTTGCCCGAGACGGTTTCACTGTCGGCTGCCACCACCTTCAGCGTGGCCCCTGTCTGATGATGGGTAACCGTGCGCAGGTGATCCTGCACCTTGAACAGGTCCTTGAGCTCGTCGTCGGCTTTGACCATGTCCCTGATCGGGATGTAGGAGTTGTCGGCGATCTCCTTGGTCGGGGCCAGGATGATGAACTCGCCCGAGGTCCGCCAGTTCAGCACCAGGGCGGTCAGCATGATGCCGGCGGCGATGGTCGACTTGCCGTTCTTCTTGCTGATCAGCAGCATGAACTCACTGATCATCCGGCGACCGCTGTACGGGTCATAGGCGCCGAAGATGGCGGCGACGAACTCGTTGACCCACGACCGCACGGTCTCGCTCATTAGTGGGCTGCCGGTGGCATCCACCATGCGCAGGCCACCGAACACTTCCAGCGCCTCGGCCGCTTGATCTGGGAACAGCGGGTCGAACGGGATCAAGCTCTGGCGGGCAACAATGCGCTGCTCCCAGTCTTTGCAGGCGGTTGACCACTCCATCATTTCACCACCGACAGCGGGCCTTTACGCACGCCGAACTTGCCTTGAGCGGCACCGGCCGCCTTGTCCTTGGCCACCTCCTTCTTGCCGCTCTCGCCCTTGCGCGGGTGAATGAATGGCATCAGCGCCTTGGCTGCGTCCACACGCAGTTTGGCCTCGGCCTCGAAGTCATTCATCGTCGCCAGCAGGAAGTCCTTCGGATCAGAAAACCGCAGAGCCCTCGACAGATCGAAGGCCGGGTCGCCCTGCTCCTCAGCCGGTAGATCCTGACCGTCGGCTACCGAAGGTTCCGCCGTAGCCGGGGGGCTGCCTTTAACAAATTTGTTAACTTTTTTGTTAACTGGTTGGCCGGTCAAAGCCTCGATCACGAACCTGTCTTTCGCCAACCTGGCGCCAGCCTGCGCAGCGCTGGAAGCCGCGTATCCTGCGGCTATCGCAGCATCTTTGTTGGACGCACCTCCCCTCACCGCATCGACGAATGCGCGCTTTTTGGGGGTGAGTGCCATTTAACAAAAAATCCTGAGCGGGAAAAAATCTGTACGTGCGGTCGAGGGCGGTCTAGCAACCGGGAAAACCCATTTTTTTGACCCCCCCCTCCTACCGGCCATTTTTCGCACCAAAACCGTGCAAATTCGACCCGAACCGGTCAAATCGCCCGACCTGCGGCCTCCTCGCGCTGCTTCACACCGTCATGGCAGGGCTTGCAGAGGGATTGCCAGTTGGTACGATCCCAGAACAGGTTCTGGTCACCGTTGTGGGCGACGATGTGGTCGACCACCGATGCAGCGACTACCAACCCGGCTCGGTCGCAGTACACGCACAGCGGATGAGCTGCCAGATGCACCAGTCGCGCCTTCTGCCAGGCGTAGTTGTAGCCTCGCTGGTTGGCCGTGGTCTTCCCCGCGCGCCATGTGGCCGGAGGGGCGATGCCCACTCGGTCACCTTGAGTAGCTACTCGGTTAGCAAGGGTCTTCAAACGGGCCATCGACTAGCCTTGACCAATAAGTGGAGCGTGGTCGATACGAGCAAGCGACTGAAGCTGGAGCGCAAGAAGGTCGTCCAGATGCCTGGATAAGCGTTCGGCAAGGAAGCCTTCGGCATGCTTCACCAGGTCAACGGTCTGGCTGATTGCGCTCTCCAGCTCATAGCCTGTAGCGAGCGGCGCAGACAAACTGAAACCTTCGACACCAATCATCGGCATAGCGGCCGATTCGAGTACTTCACTCATACAGTCTCCTGCAGCCCTGCTGCTGTAGTCGCGCCACAAAATGGCGGTTATGAATTTGTGGCGCTGTCCGCATCGGCATCCAGTGCGCGTCGACCGCTCCGGGCCAGCACAATGTCTTGGCACCGATGGATAGCAGTGCAGAACTCGGTCCGCTCCATTGGGTGCTCAACAGGCAGCGCCAGGTAGGCGTTCCACACTTCGCCGAGTAGCCGGGCTATGGCGGCTTCCTGTTTGGTGGGCATCGGCTATTTGCTCTGGCTGCGCTTGATCTGCGCGTCGACCTGATCAGCGCAGGTATCGAGCAGGTTGATGGCCCGATCCTTCAGCGCCCAAAGGTCGCCGTTCAGCGCCAGGTTGTCATCGCTATCACTGACCCGTTCGCACGGCACCATTACCGGCGCTTCCAGCCTTACCGCCGATGTCCTTGCCGGCGCTGGTGGCGGGCTTGCCGCGCAGGCCGTCAGGCAAAGGCTGATCAGCCCACTTGCGAACAGCCGGGCTCTTACGCTTGAGGTCTTCAAAGTCCTTCCTCGCTTGGCGGGCCTTGTCTTCGCTGGCCTTGAGGCGCTGCTGCAGATCGGCCAGGTAGTTGGCGTTACGCTTGGCCTCGGCCTGGAGCGTGGTGATGGTCTTCAGGCTTTCGGTGTTGGCTTCGGTTGCGTCCTTGGCCGCCCGCGTCTGCACCGTCACCTGCCCTTCCAGCGCGATCACGCGGTACTGCTGGATGGCAATAAGCAGTGCAGCCACCAAACCGATGATCAGTGCCGCGGCAATGCTTTTGAGCATGTTCATAGGCCGTCCGCCTTGCGTCCGAGGAACTTCACGATCATTTCGCGGATGACGGTCACACCGACAAAGCCGATCGCACCGCCGGCGGCAACGGACAGGCTCGAGGGCCATTCCATCCACTCGATCACGCTGCTCGCGGACAGGCTCAGCCCACCGCAAATCAGTGACTCCAGCAGGATGCGGCGCTTGCTGGTCTCTTTGGCCTCGTACAACACACGAAGCCCAGAAATAACCGTTGCCATGATCGCTCCTTGCCAGAGAGGGTTGCTCAGGTACAGGCGCAGGTGCAGCCATACCTGGGCCCAGAGGTCAGGGTCTTTCTCTGGCATGATTGAAATCCGAATGCCTCCCCACGCTGGGGAGCTAGATACGAAAAGCCCCGGCGATTGCCAGGGCTCGGAATGGGTGCAGGTGGCTGGCGCAAACCTCCAGCTCTAGTGGGGCGGATCGCTGGGTCACGTACCCCGCCCTCTCATCGCGTAGCCGCCCATTGTCCGCACGGGATTAGACGACGCCTCTACCGACTTAGCGCAGCTGCCTGCGCGATAACCTGCATAACGTGCGTGTCTTCCCACGCTGCCCATCGAGCCCTTCCAGTGAGTAGCACAGGTCAAGAATGCTCGAATGCCGGTGTTCTTTCGTAACACGTGACGACCGGCGATACCGTGTCCAGGCTCTACCGGAGGACACCCTCGCTATGGACACACATCAAAACAAAAAACCCGTGCTATCGTTTTGACTCCACGTCAACGGTTTCACGGGGCAAAAACCTATGCAGATAACGCTCAAGTGCAAAAAGTGCGGTAGCACAAACTTCGAGATTCCCAGCAACCCCACAAGTAGCTCGAAGGTCACCTGCGTCGGGTGTGGAGCTACCGAAACTCACGGAAAGCTCAGCAAGCAGGCCCAAGACCAAGCGATGGAACTCATCAAAGGGAAATTCGGAAAATTGTTTAAGTGAAGTGAGCGTACCAATCAGCTGGCGCAGCCAGTCATCGAGGCAGACTTCGTCAGCTTCCAAAGCTAGTTTTGGCATGATCACTTCTAATAAAAAGCCTCGCATTTGGCGAGGCTTGGTAAATATGGTTGCGGGGGCTGGATTTGAACCATCGACCTTTTGGTTATGAGCCCAACGAGCTACCAGGCCGCTCAACCATGCAAACGGAAAGCCCAGCGCTCGGGCTGGGCTTCAGATCCTATTCACCATTCAACTGATCAAGCAAATCATGGCCGGCCCAAGTGAGTTGCACCTTGGCTGGATCCATGGCTTTCGCGGGTGTTTTGCTCAAAAATCCGCCATTTACTAACAGATCAAAATTGTATTGATCATTTGAAGTCCACTCACCGTGGCGTCCAACATGCTCACTCTTCAAATGGGGCAGATCAATGCCGTCAAAATCCGCTTGCTGCTCCACAATATTCAACAACCTGGCGATAGAACTCTCGTCTCGCTTCATGGGGTGCATCCGATGATAAAGGAGAGATCACTATCCGACATCTGAGGTCCGCCATAAAGCAAAAAGCCCGGCGCTATGGCCGGGCTTCGTGTGCTCATCCTGTAGACGCAGAATGGCAATGTGGGTAATTAGATTCTCATTTTCTCAAGAAATCAAGCAGCTTGTGCAATGAGCCCCGCCTCGCCCAGAACGATGCCCGCCGAATGGAAGGCCTTGTCCATTTCCTCCCGCAGCCAGCGGCGCATATCTGATCGCCACCGGTACAGCGTTTTCTCCGGCGTTGGGTCGTCCAGGTTGTCCCATGTGTGCAACAGCATGAACCCGTCAGGCAGCTTTTCCACCGCCCAGGCAGTGACACACTTCACGCGGAACAGCGAATGTGATTTACCCGGGGCCGACCTGGCAAGATGCTGGATGGCCTGCGCCCGTTCCTGCTGCAGCCCTGCCGTGCTCGACACGGTATAGAAGGCCACCAACAGGTTCCAGTGCAAAGGTGAGAGCACCCGGCGGATCAAAGCCCTGGTCATTGTGTCCTGGGCCAGCTGCTCCATGCGGTCCAGCGGGCACGGGTTGTCGCTTTTCCCTGGCTCCCAGCCATCAGGCTTGTACTTGTTCTGCCAGGCTGCGCCCTTGTGCAGCGAAATAGCATCCAGTGTCATCGCGCGTACTACACCGTGTTCGATATCGCGGTAAACCGTCATCAAGCAGTCCTCCGAATGCGGCGTGGCGGTGGTTGGTCCAGGCCCAGCAGGTTGCGCAGCAGTTTGTCCGAGGTGATGGTCTTGGCATTGCCCTCAGTAACCCAGCGCTTGCAGTAGTCGCCGAACTCGATGTCGTTGCGCAGCGCATGCCAACTGGCGACCATATCCAGCAGATCAGCCATCGCAGCAGCTCCACCCTTCTCGTCCGCCAGGTGCTGGCCGGCCAGCTTGAGAAATTTGCGCTCGTGTTCCTGCAGGCTTTTGCGCGGCAGTGCCGCAGATACTCTACTCATTACCGGTCTCCTGGATTAGCGTCTTGCCGATTGCAATTTGGTTTTGCATCCTCCCTTGGGATGGATGCGCGATAGGGCTACAGCCCGCCCCGTTCATGGCTTGTAACGGGTTAGCCTCATCTTCCTGTCCCGGTAATGTCCCACTGTGAATAGCCTTGAATCCTTGCCCATCAAGATGCTGGTGCCAGTCCTCCAAGGCCCGACGCTTGAGCCCCCCTCAGCGGTGGTGTGGATGTAGGTGGCGTCCAGATCCTTCATCGCGTGATTGAGCAGCAGCTCGCCGACCATGTAGTCCACGCCCAGGTCCGTCCAGGCAGTGCGCGCCACCTTGCGCAAGTCGTGGCTGGACCACTCACCCTTGGCCACGCTGGTGAAAACCGTGCACGCCTTGCTGGGGCTCAGCGCCGAGCCATTGCTACCCGGAAACAGGAATGGCCCGGTGTACCCGGATGCCGCCTGTTTTGCCCGGTACCGCTGTAGGAGCGAACAGGCCTGCACGGTCAGCGGCAAGGTGTGTTCGGCTTTGGTCTTCGTGTCCGCAGCAGGTATGAACCATTGGCCAGTGATCAGGTTGATGTTCTTCCAGCGGGTCAGCCGCGTTTCGCCCAGGCGCGAGCCGTGGCAGAGCATCATCAGGGGCAGCATGGCCTCCACCGGGCAGGACTCGAACAGGCTGGCCAGCCCTTGTAGGAGCGGAGGTAGATCGTCACCCCGCAGCCGTGCAGCCTTCGGTTTGATCCGTGTGCGCACGAAGTCCGTGTACTTGAGCTCTGCCATGGGATTGCGCGCAATCATGTCCAGGCGCGCTGCCTGGCGGAATGCGACGGCCACCACGCCATAGACCGAGCGCACAAAAGACAGCTCGAAGCGCTCCTGCAGCGGCCACATCAGTCGCCGATCTACCTCTGCCTTGGAAACGTCCGCCAGCGGCAGATCACCTAATCGCGGGACCAGGTGGCAATTGAGCGCCGACTTGGCACTGGCCTTGCGTTTGGGCGACAGCCCGCGGTCACGGCTCATGCGATCGGAGTACCAGCTGAGCAGGTCGCCCACCGTCACCCAGGTGGTGGTGGTCGACTTCGCTTCGGCATTGATTGAGCGCCGCGACAGGATCTCCGGCAGGTTGGCCAGCATTGCCTTGGAACTGATGCCCGGGAAGTTGCCGGCCTTGCCCCAGCGCCCCGCCACCACCACATGCCAGGAGCCTCGGCTACGGTCGGTGGTCGAGTAACGAAAGCGCAGTTCACGATGACGCGTGTCGCGCAGCTGTCGTAGGTCGCCGGCGGCGTTCCGGCGGATCTCGGCATCGCTGATAGTGACTGTGGCCGTCTTGGCTTGCTCGAGCATCAAACTGTCCTCCGCATGCTGCGCTCAGATGCGCCTTCGAACACCAGGCCAATACCCCGTCCCTCGCGCAAACGATCCACGCTACGGTCGCCCAGCACCGCGCCGAGTTCCTTGGCGTCGATGTTGGAGATCACGATGGTGGGCAGTTGCTGTTCGTACCGCCCGTTGATGACCGCGAACAAGGTGGCCAGCTCGAACTCCGTAGGTTTAGTGGCTCCCACCTCGTCGATGATCAGCAGCGATGGCTCTACGAGGCTGGTGAATGCCTGGGCCTCGGTGTATTCCGCCTGGGCACCGTAGCTGCCCTTGATGTACTGGAGCAGGCCGCCAACGGTACGGTACACAGCGGTGACACCATGCTGCGCGATGACGGCGGCGGCGATGGCTGCGGCCAGATGCGTCTTGCCGGTACCGGGCGTACCCGTCATCACCACACAGCGGCCGTCAGTCTTGTGCTGCGGGAAGTGTTCGGCGTACTCGATGCACGCGGCCAGATTGACCTGCTGCGATTGGGTGACGGCCTTGAACCCGGCGAAAGTTTTGCCCATGAAACGCTTGGGGATCAGGGAAGCACCCAGTTTTCGCTCCAGACGCTCTTCAGACGCTTTGGTCTGCACTGCCCTCTGCTCGGCCAGATCGTTCGCCTGCTGCGCTGCCGCTGCGCACGCGGGGCATCCCGAAGGAGCCGCACCAGCGCGGAGGATGGACACGAATTCGCCGTGGGCGGTGCACTTGGCTGGCTGCTTGCCGATCACGCCAAACCGGCGCTCGATGCCGCTGACGGCCATGGACACCGACTGCGCGTTAGAAGTCATAGGTGCCGTCCCCGCGAGCAGTCAGGCCCGCCTTGTAATCGCGCTGGTCGAAGCCGGTATGGCGGGTCAGAGGGGGCAGTGCGCTATTGCCCGTTTCGTCCTCCCAACGCCGACCATTGAGCCAAGTTGTTGCGTGCGGGATGAACTGCCCGCCACTCTTGAGCCAGTCCAAGCTAGTGGCTTGCTTGGCGAGTGCAGCGCATATCTCAGCGAAAAGGCCGGGGGTCATGTCCAGCTTGTTCCAAGCCTTCTCCGCCTTCGCCTTGTCGACCTTGCGGGGGTACAGCTTCCAGAACTGAGCGAACCCTTCCTGTGCGCATTTGGTGCGCATAGGTTTAGGTTCCTTGACTGGTTCAAAAGAGTGACTGGTTCTGGGGGCAGCTGCCGCCCCACCCCCTGGGTTTTCTACCGCCCCAGGTGGGTTTTCTGCCGCCCCACCCCCTAGGGCAGCTGCCGCCCCACCATCAAGCGTTAAGTGAAAAACGTTGGACTGGTTCAACTCACCATTGCGACGAAACTCCCGGCGGAGAAAACCTGTCTTTTCCAGCTCCCGAATATGCACCTTCACCGTCGAACGACTGATCTCGCACTGGTCGGCGATGTGCTGGTATGACGGCCAGCATTCACCCTGGTCGCTGGCGTTGTCGGCCAGCTTGACCAGCACCAGCTTGCGCAGTGGGTTGCCCACCTTCGTCTTCATGGCCTTCACCATCAGATCCATGCTCATTGAAGGGTCTTCCCATGACGGCTGTTGATCTGATCGGCCAGTGCCCCCACCGAGCCACCCGACAAGCGCAGCACCAGTTTGCGCAGGACAGTGGTCGCATCAATGGCGTGGATGCGCGCCAAATCAGTCTGCAGCGCGTGAGGTGAATTGGTCATGATTGCTTCGCGAGCGCGGTCGCCGTAATTGAGCGCTGCACAGGCCATCTCCTGATTGGTCAGATGGTCGAAAGCTTCCGGAGGCAGTGGGCTGTGCGGCGCAGTCACGACAGGTATGAACCCGTTAGGCGGCGGCCCACCGCCCAACAGGTGACGGGTCTTCGCCTCCCAATGGTCCTTTGTCACTTGGCTCGCGTCGTGACCGGTTTTGCGATTGAACAGCACCTTGAGTGCGTAGAAAGCCCGGATCAGGTCGATGTGTGTGTCGTCCTCTTTTTCAATCGAATACTCAGGTTCGTTGATAACGTCGAGGGTGTCCTTGACCACCTCAAAGCACTTCAGCAGCAGCGCTGCATCTGCGTAGCGCTCGAAATACGCTTCGTCGATGACTTCCACCTGGGCGGCGGTCGGGAAATTCAAAACGTTCTTCACAGTGTCTTCCTCCGGCACAGCTTGAACCGGCCTTGCTTGATGTCAGGATGGGTAGCGAACTGCTCAGTTTCGTGGCTGCACTCGGACACGAACCTGTCGAACAGGCGGGTCACGTCAGCCGTGGCGTAAACGGGATAAGGCCTGCCACCTTCTTCGGAGTGTTTGTTCTTCACGAAACCATACGGGCGCGGGCAATACGGCAGTTCGCGCATCACCTCGTTGATCACCCAAGGCGGTATGCCGTGGCGCAGGCCGACGCGCGCACGAATGCCGGTGATCGATTCGAAGCCGGCGGGAGTGCTGTCGAAGTAGCGCGTGTGCTCGACTTGAGCGACCCTGGTTTCCACGCTGGCCAACGCCTGTTCGTTGGCCCGTTGGCGGCGCTCCACGTCGACCATCAATTGCGCGTTGGCCAGCAACTGCTCGGCCGGGGAGAGCGGGCGATGGTAACTGCCAGTTTTTCGAATCGACGGCAGTACCTCGCCAACGACCCACTCCTCGAATGCCTCGGCCGCTGGCATCTGCGAGCGCATCACCAGGCGGTAAAGGTCGCGCTCGGGAATCACTTTCACGTGCCGGACCTGACCCGTCATTTCAACGGGGCAGGTTTTGGCTGCCTTGCAGTGGACGCGAATGGCTTGGTCGGTGTCCGCATAGGAGAGCAGATCGGCAACGTCCTTCGCGATGAACCAGGGTTCACCCTGCTCATCGGTGATGACGCGGATCTCGGCACCATTGAAGCTGAAAGGGATCAGGTTCATTGGGCACCCCGAAGTACTGCGCCACGTTTCATTGTGCTGGCGTTTTGTGGAGCAGAGCCAAGATCAAACGCCTCAGTCGTGCGCTTTTCGAGCGACTCCCGCTCCACGTCCAACTGGTTGTGCCAGTCATCGGCGTTGTAAATCGCCAGCTCGGCCACCGTTGCGTACTGCGTGTTCGACTCTTGCTCATCCAAGCGATCGCGCAGCACGTAGAGGACTGATCGAAGCCAGTCGATATGCTGCATGGCGCAGGCGATCTGGAAGGTTGCATCTTCTGCGATACGCTTTTGATCGCTCATGCGGAAACCCCCATTGCTGCGTCGATGCCGGCGTGGGCGCCATACACCAACGCGAGCGCATTTTCAGCGGCGAAAAAAATCAGGGTGGCCTGGTTGGAGCACTCAGGGGTGCTCATCAGGTCGCGGAGGCCCGCAACAACCGCCTCCAAGTGATCTGTAGCTGCTTCAAGAGCCTCGACTGCAGGTGCGCCACCGGCAGCTGCCAGAACAGCGCCAGGGCCGCGCATGCAGAACGGATGCTCCGTGGTGAGGATTTGGCTCTTCATCAGCTCGCCTCCCCGTGTTGGCCTTTTTGTACTGCCCAGACGAGCGCGCTTACGGTTTCGGCGAGGAAGGCCATAGCCTCGACGCCGTCGCAGTAAGCCATCTCGCCCGCGTTCAGGCTGTCGTGAAGATGCCGGCAAAGCTGCCCCAAGCCTGATGACAAGACCTTGGCCTGCTGCAAAGCGTCCACGCAATCAATGCCAGGCATGACTTGCATCATCTGCCTGGCCTGGTTGTCGATGGGCGTATCGCAGAACCCTACAGCTGAGGTCCGTAGGGCTTGCGCGGCCGGGCCGGTGGTGATATTTTCTGATTGCATTTTGGTTTTCCTGAAGCAAAGTGAATGCGCAGTTCCCGTTGGCGCGGGTACTGAACAAGAGGCTCGACTTAGGTCGGGCTTTTTTGTGTCCGGTCGAAAGCTATCCGGACAACAAAAACTGGAATTGCGAGGGAGTCATCGGGCTTGCACCTCACTGGATGGATGCACAGGTACGTTAGGCCCTGAACCCTCAAGCCCTGAGGGACTATTATTTGTCTCGTTGCCTATGACAGGTTGGCGTCGCTGGCCAGGGAAAGGCTTCTCTTCCACAGCGGAGATCACGCCATCTTCCTGCTCAATAACAAAAATAGAACGGCCTTCCCGGATCGCTTTGCTCAGGGAGCCTTGGCTCATGTTCAACCGGCGCGCGGTCTGGGCGTGGCGTCGCGATGCATATTCAGCAAGTGGTATTCGCTGCACTTGGCTGTCTCCAGATTTATGACCTTTTTAAATAGTGCTTGCGGGATTTTTTAATGTCAATGCTAGCGGCATTTGAATTTCACTCCCGCCGGACATATGGTGCCGCGATGAAAAAGAAACCTCTCTCCGAAGTTCAAGCTCAAGAATGCGCAGCACTGAAGGCCATCTACTTGGCAAGGCGTGGTGAGCTGGCGCTGACACAGGAAAAGGCTGCCGAAGCGCTGGGCATGAATCAGGGCTCATTCAGCCACTACCTGAACGGCAGAAATGCGCTCAACGTGGACTTTGCCAGCAGGGTCGCGAAACTGCTTGGCGTCTCTGTTCGGGAGTTCAGCCCTCGACTCGCAAATATCATTGATGAGATGACTGGCTACGTCCGCGATCGAAAGGTCACCGATGCTCTGGAGATGGCTCTATTCAAGGTTGAGAACATCGTTCCGACCACACAGCCGTGGCGTGAAGCACGCCAATATCCGCTGGTCAGTTGGATTGCTGCCGGCGCACCAGCGGAATCGCCAGAAGGATCTGTACAGTTGGAAGCCGAGGACTATTTCGAGAGCACGGAAAATGCTGGAGATCAAGGCTATTGGCTAGACGTACGCGGCCCTTCCATGACGGGGTCGAGCAGCCCAAGCTTCCCCGAAGGGACACGTATCCTTGTTAGGCCTGAGGGGTTTGACCTGGTCAGCGGAAAGTTTTATGTGGCGCGGCACCGTGAGGGCGAAAAAACCTTCAAGCAGTATTTATACGATGCGGGCGCTGAATATTTGGTGCCGCTAAACCCGTCTTTTCGACCCATAGAAATGGACGAAGACTGGGAGATTATCGGTCGAGTGATCGACGCCAGAATACCCGGCCTGTAAAAAATAATCCCGCAAGGATTGACAGCTTAAAATCCCGCCAGCACTATAGCTCCATCTTGAACGAGATCGGAGCGTCTCCCCATGGAATTCATCACCTGCGGTTCTTGGCACGGCAGATTGGGCTTAGGCCTGGCTGAGCGTGAACTTGCATGTCTACTAGCCGTAGCCTCAGGCCAGTCCGACAAGCAGATCGCGCAGCGTGATGGTCTCTCCCCTAGATCGATTAAGGGCCGTATTGAATCGGCAATGCACAAGCTGAATGTCTACAAGCGTCCGGCGCTTGTAGCCGAGGCAATGCGCCGAGGCCTGATATCTCCAATTGCCACAGCCCTGGTGTTGATTCTTTCAGTTCACGCAGTGATTGGTGAAGACCACACCATGCGCAACCGCAGGGTTCCAACCGAGCGCAAGTCGGAAATTCGACTGGTGATGCGCCGTGCCGAAGGCGCCCCTATAGCGGCATAACCAAACCTGATTTCGCGAAAGCCAAATAACGCGGCGGGCCCCTGCTCGCCCTGAGAAAAGGAGTAGACCCATGTTGATTTTATCCCGCAGGGCTGGCGAATCCATCGTCATCGCCGACAACATCGTCGTCACTGTGATCAGCGTCACCAATGGCCAAGTGCGGCTCGGCATCGAAGCGCCCGCCGGCGTCATCGTCGATCGTGAGGAGATCCACCAGCGCCGCCACAGCAACCCTAAGGCCTCCCAGGTCGATCACTACACCCGCATGGCTGAGCAAGCTGGGGTGCAGCCATGAAGCGCCGCGAGGTCTCCCCTGCCGCCCTGCCCCAGATCGGCCACATGCTCGCCGGCGGATTCTACGCCGGCCGCATATTCTTCGACGGCGCCGAGTACGCGTTGATCGAGGCTGGCCGCGAGTACGAGTGCGCCGCGCCCTGGTGGGATCATTCCGGCCCGCGCCCGCGCATTCGGGGAGCTACACACCGCTTCGATGGCATGGCCAACACCCTGGCAATGAGCGCCGAGGGCTGCACCATCGCCACCAAGGTGCTGGGCATGAACATGCGTGGCACCTGGGGGTGGCATATCCCATCCATTGAGGAACTGCAGGTCATCCGCGCCAACCTGACTCAACTGGAGCCCTGGGACCATCGCATGTGCGCGCATGCACCGCAGGCCTTCGGGCACCACCAGTATTGGTCCAGCACCCAGAAGGCGAATGCTGCCACAGCATGGTTGATGGGCATGTATCCCTGGGCAATCCCGGACACGAACTGGGTCTCGAAAATTGCGGGCTTCCGTCCAGTCAAGGTTCTGAAGATCAAGGCGGAGGTATTTATCCACGCGCCACATTCGGACGAGCCAGACATCGTGGCGCGCAACCTGTCCGGACTTGTCGCCTGCCCTGCGATCGAGGCAGTGCTCGAGCGCTTCGTTAACGAGGACGCCGGGCGGTTCTATGGCCGCACTGATGAGCTGGTGGCCGAACTGGCACGCATCGGCGCCGAACAACGGACATGAGCAATTCGAGCATCGGCCTGCGCTTGCTTGCCTTGTACGCCGCCCTGCAGCGCCGTGAAACCACCTTCGGCGAAGTCCTGGCCATGGCCGCCGAGTGCGGCATTGATGGCCGCCAAGTGTTGGCCGATCACTTCAACCAGCCGGCAGTGATCGTCGGCAACTTGGAGGCATGACGTGACAGCTTTTCCGCCAAGCAAAAGCATGACGCGTCAGGAATGAGGTAAGCAGATGCGCTATTTGACCGTCAGGAAATTCGCCAGCGAGTCTGGCTACAGCGAGGACGCGATCCGCTCCAAGATCCGTGACGGCATCTGGCGGCTCGGTGAGATATGGAACAGGGCTCCGGATGGCCGGACCCTTATCGACGTAGTGGGGTATGAAAAATGGGTAGAGGCGGGAGGGGAGTTCGGGCGGTCTCCGATACGAGCATCGAGATCACGTTCATGTATCGGGGCGTCAGGTGCCGCGAGCGCATCACGCTCAAGCCCACCGCCACTAATCTGAAGAAGGCCGAGCAGCACAAAGCGGCGATCGAGCATGCGATATCGATCGGGCATTTCGTCTACTCGGTGACCTTCCCGGGTTCGCCTAGGGCTGCGAAGTTCGCGCCTGAAGCGAGCCGGGAGACGGTCAACGGATTTCTGACCAGATGGCTGGAAGCAAAAAAGAAACACATCGCCAGCAGTACCTTCGAAGGCTACAGGAAAATGGTGGAGCTTCGACTTGTGCCAGCTCTGGGCGATCACATGCTGGTCGACCTGAAGCGCAAGATCGTGCGCGATTGGCTCGATACTCTGCTGGTCAGCAACAAGACGCTTAGCAATATCCAGAGTTGCCTGCGTTCGGCTCTTAACGATGCGTGCGACGAAGAGCTGATCGAGGTCAACCCGTTGGCCGGCTGGACGTATTCCCGCAAGGAGGCGCCGCCGAAGGACGACGACGTGGACCCTTTCAGCCCGGATGAACAGGCCGCAATCCTGGGCGCGCTCAATGGTCAGGCCCGGAACCTGGTGCAGTTCGCTTTGTGGTCAGGCCTGCGTACGAGCGAACTGGTTGCGCTCGACTGGGGAGACGTTGACTGGATTCGTGGTGAGGTGGTTATCAGCAAGGCAATGACCCAAGCCGCCGGCGGTGTTGCGGAGGTGACGAAGACCTCTGCAGGGCGACGGAGCGTCAAGCTGCTACGCCCCGCGCTGGAGGCGCTCAAGGCCCAAAAAACTCACACGTTCCTGGCCGACCAAGAGATTTTTCAGAATCCTCGTACGCTCGAGCGTTGGGCCGGTGATCAGCCGATCCGGAAGACCATGTGGATGCCGGCGATGAAGAAGTCAGGCGTTCGATACCGACGGCCATATCAAACGAGGCATACCTATGCATCGATGATGCTGTCTGCCGGTGAGCACCCGATGTGGGTGGCAAAGCAGATGGGACATACCGACTGGACGATGATAGCTAGGGTATACGGCAGGTGGCTTCCGAACGCGACGTCGAGCGCCGGAACGGCGGCTGAAAATATGTTCGGCAAAGCTATAGGATAAGCACGACTTCAGAGACAATTTTTCCCATGTCCGGCAGAATGGCTAGGTCGCTCGAAACCTACACGCTGGAACAAGGAAGTCATGGATGCCTGAAAATTTTGAAGATTCTGCGGTTAGACATTTCGACGATGCAGAGATACTGGCAGCGGCGGGATCCATAGACGGTGCTGGACATCTGATAGGCTTCTCTGCTGAGTGCGGAATAAAGCATGGTATAAGAATTCTAATGTCAGAAACAGATCATGTGCACGGTCATTTCCCGGAGTTGGTAGATAAGGCTAAAAGAGCACTCACGCAACGACGGCAGACTGGGCTATATGGCATTTTGAAAAATAGGAATTTGCTGGAAAACTGGAAAGTAGATCTTCGTTACTCCAGTAATCACGCCATCGAAAAATCCGTTTATGAAGAATGGCGACGCCAAACTTACACCATACTCCATGCAGCTGGACTTAGGAGACGAAAATGATCCGCTACGATGACGCTCTACCGCTGCTGGTGGACATCCTAAAAAACAATATGCACGAAGGCTTTTTAGAAAATAATGTGGTATATCGCGATGCGGATGGAATACTTAGCGTGGTCATCCGTGAGTCCGTTGATTGTGAGCTACTAGAAAAAGTTGAACCCCTATTATCTTCAGTCGAAGGTTACATTTCATCTCCCGCTTTTCTGACACCGGATGACCTTTTCGACAATGATCTTAAAAATAAAGATCTGGATGATTGGGAGTTGGTTAGGCACGAAGGTAAGGCTACGTATGTCAGATACGTAGAAAAAAGGATAGTAGGGAGCGACTGGGTCCGGGGAGTTATTCCGAACAGCCTACCAGACGCCCCACCTATCATTGTATTTGCAAGTCTCAAAGGTGGGGTTGGCCGTTCTACCGCATTATCGGTAGCTGCTTTTGACTTTGCGAATAAAGGTAAAAATATTTTAGCGATAGACTTAGATCTTGAGGCGCCAGGAATAGGAAGCATATTATTAGATAATGATAACCTGCCTGAATTTGGAGCTCTAGATTATTATGTAGAGAGCGGCAGAAGCGATATATCCCACGAGTTCATAACCAAGCTTTCTGAAATCTCGTATACATGCGAAAACGGGGGAAGCGTACATGTAATACCAGCAGCCGGAAAACGCTGCCGAAGCCATCCAGAAAATGTAATTGGCAAAATTTCTAGAAGCTATCTCGAAACGGTCGAGGGAGAAAATTCAAAAACCTTTCTGGACAAGACTAGAGATTTAATAGCCTCCGCCTGCGACAACTCACAGTATGATGTAGTCTTCATAGATGCTCGAGCTGGGCTAAACGAAACTACAGCTGCAACTATCCAAGGTCTCGGTGCGGACATATTATTTTTTGGGATTGATACTCCACAGACTTGGGAGGGATATAAATATTTCCTCTCTCATTTGGCTCGTTATAAAAACAGAGCTAGCCTGGAGAGCGACTGGCGTTACAAAATTAAAATGATCCATGCTAAAGCTTTAGAAGGGCAGTCAATCGGCAAAGCGTTTAGGGATAATTCTTTCGAGCTATTTGCTAACTACTTATATGATGAGCTTGATGGAGACGAGGGTGCGGAAGGACTCCCTGAATCATTCAGCTTCGATTTAGATGATCAGTCAGCCCCGCATTACGCTTGGCCTATCTACATGTCAGAGTTTTTTTATGAATACAACCCTCAGTCTTCTGATAAACTACCCTCTGATGTAATAAATGCAATTTATGGTGAATTTTTAACTAGCCTTTATGACCGGGTCTTTTCAAATGGCGCTTGACGGATATATTTTAGATCGCTTGCGGGAAGTTATCTCCAAATTCGAGCCAGACTCTGCGAGCGATGCTGCCAAACCTCTTTCGGTTGAAGAAATTTTTGCCCCTGAGAGCCACCGCGAAGCGCTGGATATTGAGCGCGCTCTGGTAATCGGTAATCGCGGAACTGGAAAAAGCGTATGGTCAGGCGCCTTAGCTGACTCCGCTCTTCGCTTAAAACTTGCGGAGACCTATGAGAATGATGATCTAAAACGCGCAGATGTTGTACTTGGTTTCCATCAAAGTGCAGGTAAAGTTCCAGGGGTTGCACCATCACCAGGGACTTTGAACCTACTGCTAAGGAACCGTAGCGAACCGGAGAATATCTGGACGGCAGTTTTGATCCAAGGGCTTACACCTTTCGTAGGGTCTGCACCTGGCAAAGACTTACAAAAGATTATAAAGTGGATTGAGAAAAGCCCAGATAAAGCAGACAAATGGCTAATGGATGCCGATCTGCTGCTGGGTAAGAAAAACAAGAAGTTTTTACTTGTTTTCGATGCTTTAGACCGCCTAGGAAAAAGCTGGTCGGATATTCGACCACTTACTAAAGGAGCGCTTTCGCTAGCATTGAATATAAAAGGATATTCTAATATTCGTGCAAAAGTGTTCATGCGAACGGACCAATTTCAAGATCAATTTATATTCACGTTTCCAGATGCTTCTAAACTTAAAGCAGCAAAGGTCGAGTTAAAGTGGCATCATACTGAACTTTATGGCCTGCTTTATAATCGCCTCAAGAAAAACCAGCAGTCTTCAGGCGCTTTTGAGAAGCTATACTTGGCAGCAACGGGAAAAAAATTGCGCGCCTACTCTAAAATTGATGATCCCACTGAGCAGAAGGAAATCTTCAACATCATTGCTGGTGAATATATGGGGACGGACCATAGACGCGGTAGAACTTACACTTGGATAATAGATCATCTTGCAGACGCATTCCAAGAAACTACACCGAGAAACTTTTTGGTAACGTTACAGCGTGCGGCAAGAGCCCGGCAGAAGCCTCAAGATACTGTCATTGATCATCATGGAATCAGGGAGGGCGTACAAGAAGCCTCAGCGATACGAGTTGATCAACTTTCAGAGGACTACCCATGGATAAGAGTGGCGTTAAGCGATTTGGAGGGACTTGAAGTACCGTGTCTACCTAGCTCTTTCGTCCGACGGTGGAAAGATCGTAAAACTGTAGACTCAGTGATCAGTGCATCGGCCTCTGCTGCAGGTCCTATTGAACTAGAACGGCCGACCGGAGATAGAGAAGTCTTGCTCTTAGAATCACTAGTAAATATAGGCGTGATTGAGATAAGATCAGAAACGAGAATCAACATGCCTGATATATTCCGTGTGGCAGCAAAAATCAAGCGCAGAGGGGGAGTCAAGCCTCCGACAGCGTCCAGGAAGCAATGA